ATTGCCTGGAGAAAAGCATGGCTGCAACAGCCGCTCATTATGAGCCAATGACAATAATCAAACTGTCTGGTCCTCTCGCCAGGCGATTCGGCAGAGTGCATCGCCGGCTTCTGGACGTAAGAAGCTTCAGAGATGCATGTAGAGCTCTCAGCGCCACGCTGCCTGGCTTTGATGAAGAAATAAAACGGCTAGATCGCCTGGGGATGAGGTTCGCCATTTTCCGTAATGGCCAGAACGTCGGGGAGAGCGAGTTCGACCGAGGTGGGGTGCGGGAAGTACGGATAGTCCCTATTGCGGAAGGACGTAAGCGCGGAGGGACTCTTCAAACAGTCATCGGGGCAGTCTTGATCGCGACTGCATTTGTGCTGTCCTTTACGCCTTTCGCCGGGGCATCTCCGTTCCTCTATCAGGCTGGCGCGGCCATGATGATTGGTGGCGTCATCCAGATGCTCAGCCCCCAAGCCAAGGGCCTGTCCCAAAGCGCCGCGCCCGAAAACCTACCAAGTTACGCGTTCGGCAGCGCTCGCAACACCACAGCCAGCGGCAACCCTGTTCCGATCTGCATCGGCGAGCGCCGCTGGGGTGGCGCGATCATCTCTGCCTCCATTGAGGCACAAGACAAGGCCTAGGGCCGATTCAGCGTACAGACCGCCTCCGGGCGGTTTTTTGTTGCCCGGAGGAAAGCATGGGCCCGACAGATCACCTGGACATCACCGGCGGCAAGGGTGGCGGGAGCAAACCGAAGACGCCCGTCGAGGCCCCTGACAGCCTGCAGTCGACGAACATCGCCAAGATACTGTTGGCCGTGGGCGAGGGCGAGTTCGACGGCACACCGACCGATCGTGATATCTGCCTCGACAATACGCCGATCATGGACGCCAGCGGCAACGTGAACTTCCCGGGTGTGAAGTGGGAGTGGCGCCCTGGCTCCGTTGAGCAGGACTACATCCAGGGCATTCCGTCGGTAGAGAACGAAACCACCGTCAACGTCGAACTGCGCAGTGACAACCCGTTCACCCGGGCGCTGAGCAATACCCAACTGTCGGCCGTCCGCGTGCGTATGTCCTGGCCGCGTCTGGCCAAGCAGGACAGTAACGGCAACACCAATGGCTATCGCATCGAGTACGCCATCGACATTGCCACCGATGGCGGCGCGTACGTCGAGGCTCACCTGGGGGCGGTGGACGGCAAAACTACAAACGGGTACCAGCGCTCGGTGCGGGTGAATTTGCCGGCGGCAACGTCCGGTTGGATGATGCGTGTGCGTCGAATCACCCCGAACGCCAACAGCGGTACCGTGGCCGACACGATGACCATTGCCGGCTACACCGAGATCATCGACGAAAAGCTGCGCTACCCAAACACCGCGCTGCTGTACATCGAATTCGACGCTCAGCAGTTCCAGAACATCCCGGCCGTGACGGTGAAGTGCAAGGCCAAGCGTTGGCCGGTGCCCACCAACTACGACCCGGTGACGCGCACCTATACCGGGGTGTGGGATGGCACTTTCAAACAGGCCTGGACCAACAACCCGGCGTTTGCCACCTATGGCATCTGCGTGGAAGACCGCTTTGGCCTGGGCAAGCGCATCAAGTCGTGGATGGTCGACAAGTGGGAGATGTACCGCATTGCCCAGTACTGCGACCAGCTGGTGCCGAACGGGCAGGGAGGCCAGGAGCCCCGTTACCTGTGCGACCTGAATCTGCAGGGCCGGGCAGAGGCCTGGACCCTGCTGCGAGACCTGTCGGCCATCTACCGCGGCATGGTGTACTGGGCCCACGGTTCGCTGTTCATGCAGGCTGACATGCCGCGTGCGCAGGATATCGACTACGTGTTCACCCGTGCCAACGTCATCGACGGTGAATTCGTGTACGGCGGTGCCGAGCGCAACACACACTACAGCCGGGCCTTGGTCAGCTACGACAACCCGGCCAACAACTACGACACTGACGTCATCCCCGTAACTGACCTGGCGCTTCAGCGCCGGTACCGGGATCGTCCGGTGGAAATCTCGGCGATTGGCTGCACCCGTGCATCCGAAGCCCAGCGCCGGGGGAAGTGGGCACTGCTGAGCAACAGCCAGGATCGCACCGTCACCTTCAAGACCGGCATGGAAGGCCGTATTCCGCTGCCTGGCTACGTCATCCCTGTGGCTGATGAACTGGTGGCGGGGCGCCCGAACGGGGGCCGGATTTCTTCGGCAGCCGGGCGCGTGGTCACCCTTGATCGCGAAACGCCGATCAAGGCAGGTGATCGCTTGATCCTGAATCTTCCGAACGGCACCGCCCAGGCGCGTACCGTGCAGTCTGTCGCTGGGCGTGCGGTGACGGTAACCACTGACTACAGTGTGCAGCCAGAGCCCGAGCTCCAGTGGGCAATCGACTACGAAGACCTGGCGGTGCAGCTGTTCCGCGTGCTGAAGACCACTCGCACCCAGGAAGGCGAGTACGAAATAACTGCGCTGGAGTTCAACCCAAGCAAGTTCGCAGCGATCGACACGGGCGCCAAGCTGGAAGAGCGGCCGATCAGCATTATACCCGTAACGACCGTACAGCCTCCGGCCAGCGTCACCCTGACCTCGGCCTATGCCGTCGATCAAGGCATAGCGGTCAGCACCATGACCATCAGCTGGCCGGCGGTGCAGGGCGCGGTCGCTTACGATGTGGAATGGCGCAAGGACAACGGCAACTGGATCCGCCTGCAGCGTACCGGTGCAGCCTCGGTCGATGTGGTGGGCATCTATGCCGGCACCTACCTTGCCCGGGTGCGTGCCGTCAGTTCGTTCGACATAACGTCGATCTGGCGCGACTCTGCGCTGACGGAGCTTAAAGGTAAGGAGGGTCTTCCTCCCGCAGTCACATCGCTGACCGCCACACCTCTGGTCTACGGCACTCGCCTGGCCTGGGGCTTCCCGGTTGGTGCTGAAGATACCCAGCGCACTGAGATTTGGCAGAGCGCGACGACCAGCCGTGATGACGCAATCAAGCTGGGCGACTTCGCTTTTCCGCAGGCAGAGCACGAGATCCATGGCTTGGCCGCTGGCGTTTCATTCTTCTACTGGGCGCGCCTGATCGACCGCAGCGGAAACGTCGGGCCATGGTTCCCGGATGGTGTTGGTGTAAACGGCCAATCCAGTTCAGACCAATCGCAATATGACGAGTACTTCCGTGAGCGGATTGGGGAAGGCGCTCTGTGGCCAAGCCTGCAGCAGCGCATCGACCTGATCGACGGCAGCGGCCCGGGCTCGGTCAACGAGCGTATTGGCGAGTTGCGCAGCGAGATTGACGGCCTGGTCGACGCTCTGGCCTACGACCCGGGCAAGGCCTACCTCGAAGGTGAGGCGGTTCGCGGTGGCCAGCGCCTGTATCAGGCCATCCAAGCAGTACCGGCAGCGCCCGGTGGAGAGAATGCGCCGCCGAACTCGAGCTACTGGCTGGACATCGGGCAGGTGGTGGTATCGGCCAATGGCCTGGCCGCGCAGGTTCAGCAGAACACGGCGAGCATCGAGGAGCAGGATGGGCGCATAGCCGCCAACGCAGAGCAGATATCTGCGGTGCGCGCTGAGGTCAACGATCCGGTGACCGGGCTGACGGCCACGGCGAACGGTCTGAGCACGATGCAAGGCACTGTTGAGGATATTGACGGCAGGGTAAATGCCAATGCGCAAAAGATCGACGGCGTGTTCGCGCAGGTCAATCCGTCGATGGCCGGCAGTGAAGAGGGTTTCGCCGGTTCGGAGCAGACATATGTCGGGGTCTGGTCTGAGCAGTCTGCAAGGATCGAGGGTGACGTGGCGCAGGCCAAACGTACCGACCAGGTCGAGATTCGCCAGGGTGAAACCAACGCGCTGGTACAGCAGGTCAGCGAGTCCGTAGTCGACCTGAAAAGCTCGACCGCCACGCAGTTCACCCAAGTCCAGGCCCAACAGGGGCAAACCAGTGCCGCCGTCCAGCAAGTCAGCCAAGCGGTCACGAACCTCGACGGCAAGGTAGAGGCGAAGGTGACCATCAAGGCGCAGACGATCGCTGGTGGCCGGCAAGTTACAGCGGGGCTGGCATTTGGCAGCAACGGGGAGACTTCTGAGTTTCTCGCGTTCGCCCAGCGCTTTGCAGTGGTGGATGAGGTCGGTGGCCAGGTCGTGGCGCCGCTGGTGGTGCAGAACGGCCAGGTGTTCATCAACACCGCACTGATCAACCAGGCGTTTATCCAGCAGATCATCCTCGGGATGACATTGCGATCGCAAGCCGTCGATTCACAGGGACGG